CCCTGTTCAAAGTCAATTACGATACAACGACCCTTTGGTCGTGCTCACTGGCTCTATTCTCCTTATTGGATGTATATACATGTTGTACGTGTATTTAGCACCAACTAAAACCGAGAAAGTAGAGCTTGAGTCGGTCGTAACAACAGTTCGCGATAGATCGAGAATAACACCACAACCAGTGGTGTTAGAATCGACGATCGCGTCTGTCAAAGACCGAGTCAGTGGAACCGCAAAACCTGTGGTTCTAGAGTCAACGGTAGCTTCGGTTAAAGATGTGCGAACTAGAATTGCCCCTTCGGTAGTTTTGGAAGCAGCATCTCAACAAGAAGTGCCAAGCGATGATGATATATTAGTATCATCAACTATAACGAGCGTTGAACGCTCGCAGTTATCTGGAACTTTCTCGCAAGAGGGAGAACCAGGCCTGGTGCCTTTACCACTACCACTCACGCTTTCGCAGATAGACGAATTCGATTTGAGCAAGTACTCGGATTGTGATAAAACTAGAGATACAATTATAACTAGGTATCACACAAATTTCGAGATACAGTCAATTGAAGACGAACAAGCGCGAAGCGTGATCACTGCTAGTATGGACAGCATGGTGGAATTGCGACTGCTATTAGATGACGGGCGTACAGCTCGTATCAATGGCTTGTTAGTGCAAGGACACGATTGCGTGTTACCACACCATTTCTTTGAGAGATATGGTACTAAAGATGGTACACCATTTACAGTGACAGTAGCTGGAAAAGAGTTCCAACAGGTGTTTGAGTCCGATAGATCTATTCGCATAGGCGAAAGAGATCTTCAGGTATATAGGTTTTCTGCACGCGTTATGCAAGGTAGAAACCTACTTGGTCATATAGCCACCGAGTTTGATCACCAGCGGTTCTTACCGTGTAAAGGCTCACTTATATGTCACTCCAATTCAGGGGGACGTATATTGATGAGAATGTTTAATCCTGAAAGGATTATACGTAATACACGATCTGTCGTATACGATTACGGTAGTTGTAAGAACTTCCTGCGCGGGTATCAATACTGCGCGTCAACTAGGGAAGGCGATTGCGGAGGTGTATTGTACAGATACACAAGTCAATCGACCAAAAAGATCATTGGTATGCATGTTGGCGGACTTGCAGGGGGAAGTGTGGCTTTTTCTGAAGTACTCGTTAGAGAACAGATAGAAAGAGCTATGCTTGTCCTTGATGGTCGCCATGGAGCGTTCAGAATGCAATCCTTGACGGAAGTCATAGAACGCATGTATACCGAGGGTTTACTTGAAGACGGTGTTCCACGGAACACCATATTAGATTTATCGCCTAGACTCCAAGCTGTTGGAACTCTACCTAGGCAATATACGAAACCTGCTTCACGGGCTTCTAAAATTGTGCCAACTAAGTTGTTCCCGTGCTTCGAAGCACGTGTGGATTCGGCTGTTTTAAGTAACAACGATTCACGGAACACCTCAAGAAAGAGTATCTTAGTGACCGCTGTAAATGGATATGGAGATGACGTACGTCTCTTCAGTACCAAATACTATAAGATGATTGAAGATCATCTTGTAGCCAAATACAGGCGGTTCTCTGGCTCTATATGTCACGAGGATGGAAGTCTACGTGTTCTTACCGTAGATGAAGCAGTAAACGGGATACCTGGAGTACCCCACGCAGATCGCATGAATATGTCCACCGCAGAAGGTGCATATTGGGATGTCGGTCGTGGTATATCAGACCACGACAAGCGATGGCTGTTTGACGTCGTCTCAGAGGAGGGGAAACCCGACAAATACGTACCAAAACCCGAACTTAAGGGTAGAATTGTGTACGCTCTACAACAAATGGAAGCGGGAGAAGTCCCCAGCATTCTGTTTAGAGAAACTCTCAAAGACGAACGTCGGCAGCTACGACACACCACCAATCTCAAGAATGATCCAAACTTCGTTCCAAAAACAAGAAGTTTCACTGTTTGTCCAGTGGAATTTACGATTTTGGTCCGAATGTTCTGTTTCTCTTTCGTACAAATGATTGAGGAAAACAGAGAACATCATGAGATACAGGTGGGTATTAATCCGATGGGAAGTGACTGGACGTCACTACATCAGAAACTCAGAGAAAACTCGCCCTTTGTTATAGCGGGAGATTTCGG